CGACGTCAGAAATCGCAGGTCCCGTAGTCGACCAAAACCTTTCGGGGATTGGAAGACTACAATCAACGTCGATGAACTCCCGAACCTCAAATTGATCGAGTAACTTTACTCTTTCGGAGGGACGGGCACCGAAGCTGCCATCACTAGAAGCTTTCTTCCCCACCAGCAAAAGCTGCCGGAGGAAGAAGATAGCCTCAATGTTGGCATCCTTCTTCAACAGACCTGTGCTGTCGAAAATGAGTAAGTAGAGTCCCCGGAACAGTTTCGGGATCACTACTCTGTGTGAATACCTACCTGTTAAGGGTAGGCCAGACAGTTTGTACTCACCGCTGGCTAAGCACCTATCTAGGTGCTTACCAGCTGCGGGGAGATCGACCAGAAATACTGGGAGACCTCTTTGCTCAACAGCAGATACGAGACGAGTGAGATCTCTCTCAAATTCGTCCTTCAAGCACGGAAAAGCGTATGTGGCATCTCGTAAGAGGGCCGCATACAGCTCACTAAGTTCCGAAACGTGGCGTTTAGACATAGTTGGGAATTTCTCCTAACAAATGTCCCACGTCATGCTTCTGAACACGCGTCAACTACTATACAGGGTCTTTAGTAAGACCCTAGTTCCGGAGAATGGGGGAAGTGATCGTAACCAGAAGGTTACGATTCCGAACCCCCAAGGGACACGATTATGGCGTTTGAGCTGGCGATCAGCCATGAACAAAAGCCACTGACCTCGTTGGTCATCGTGTCGGTCGGATCCAGTTCGAAAACCAGATAGACCTTTCTCGAGATTTCCACCGTGGTGGTGGTGGCATACACGACGTGGACCAGTTCCACGTTATGCCGATCAAGAGAAACCCCGCCTTTTGAAGACTTGGTATGGCGGATTTTAAGCCGCCAGCTATCAAGTGTGTCCTTCAAAAAGTACTCTGAACTGTAGTTGTCTTGATTGATTCTGACGAGCACCTTTGCGATTGCATTGATGGTCAGAGTCAAAGTGTTCGCGAGCATACCAGTTTCTCCTAGTAGAAAACTGTGATCCAACAGAAAGCTATCGTAGCTTTTTGTTTCGTAGGATCGCAATTGACCCTAGGATCGACCAAGTCTTACCGTTTAGTAACGGTATCAGTGTGGGTACAACGGGTGGTCCGACAGGAGTTACGGTAGCGTACCGTTCCTTTCGGACTTCCATCTGGTAATTGGGTCCATTAACTGTGACCCAAGTATCAGAAGGAGGGCCTGTCCTCACGGAATACACTGTCTTAGATGACAGTGTACGCATGAGACACAGGTTTGACCAGGTCATCGGAATGGTATTATTTGCACCCTGTATTACAGATTGCAAATTAAGGAACCAGTCCGCAAACCAACTCCATGGGAGTAACTCCCATGCAGTAGTCAAGTACTCGTACGACGTTCTCCCGATCGTAATCCGGTGGGCTAAATCAAGAAAAGCATTCAAAGGCCCGAAGGCCTTTATCTTGCCAGTCTTGACCCAACGGTGCGCTCGAGGCAATGTCGCAGACGAATGCAGTTTCCACTGCGCCGTCCCCCACACCTTGGAGGTGTAGGTCGTAGTCTTTTGCGCAAAGACAAGTGCGCCGACGGAATTAAGGACAATTTGTCCACCATCGACGTGAATGCTTTGCTGACTAAGGCCAACCCGTTTACGCAGCACTCCACCCTCACTAAGGCGTTTGATATCTAGAGCTTTGGCATTAGCCACAGCTCCAAATTCACACATCTTAGTGAGATCCCTAATCAGAGGTCTGATCGCCCATCTCCATTCAAGATGCAAACGTGCAATTTGTTTGAAGATATTGCGGCCATAATCCCTGAATAGGCCAGGAATGTCTCGCAGCTCCCCCACAAACGTAGGCACACTCACGTGTGATACGTTTATGTTGGTTCCAGCAATAATGCTGTATGCGTAATTCGACAGTGCCGTAGCATTTGGCACTGGGAACACGGCTGCGGTCGATTGCGGAACGGGGTGAAAGCCAGCTGGCCACCCTGACAGTTTCCTGTCAAGGGTGGGCACGCCGCCTAACACCACGTATTTCTCGCCATCGATCGTGGGGACAGCGACGTCAGCTTGGATAGACAGGAACCCATTGTCATTATAACGATGGGTTATGATATTCCTGTTTCCAACTGTATCGTCGGTTGTCCACATCGGTCCGGTCAACGCAGACGAAGTAATGGTAGACGGAGTAGCGATTCGATTGTAATACGAACCGCTAATACTTTTCCGCATATCAAGTACTCGATGTCTGGCAGTTGGCACAATAGACCGATTCTTCCTGGGTGTAGTGAACCCACGCGCTGAAGGAGGGCAGCAATGCCCAAAACGGATCTGCGATAGATCTCGTCGACGGGGTGGCGACAAG